GGGTCTACTTCAGAATTATCAAAATTACTGAAGCAAGGTTTTCTAAATAATAAAGACTAATAAGTTGTAATAAATGAACGAGCAATTAAAACCATATAAGACCGTGGAGGAGATTGCTAGAAAGCATCGTATGGATGTCTCCGATATTCAGAAGCAACTTGATATGGGTGCTCCTATTGAACACGAGCATACAAAGAATCAAAAATTAGCGGTTAAAATTGCTCTTCAGCATTTAGATGAAATTCCAGACTATTATACTCGTTTGAAAAAACTGGAAGCAGATGCTAAAAAGCATCATAAAAAGTTTAAGGATGTAAAAGAGAGTCTTCTTGATTGGTTTGGTAAATCTAAATCAAAAGGTAAAAAAGGAAAACCTGGTTGGGTTGAAGTAATCTCCGGAGAACCTTGTGCCCGTGAAGAAGGTGAAGAAGATGAAACACCTAAGTGCGTTTCTTCAGATAAAAGAGCAAGTATGACAAAATCTGAAAGAATATCAGCACAAAGAAGAAAAAGTGCCGCAGACCCAAATCAACCAGAAAAATCTGGTGCCGCCAAACCAACTTATGTTCCTACCGATAAACCAAAAAAGAAAATGAACGAAGAAAAAGATATTAAGGGAAAGGGTAGTGGTAAAAAAGATGCTTGCTACAATAAAGTAAAATCAAGATATGATGTTTGGCCAAGTGCATATGCATCTGGAGCACTTGTAAAATGTCGTAAAGTTGGTGCTGCCAATTGGGGAACTAAAACGGAGGAAACTCAAATGATTAGATATTGCCCTAAGTGTAAAAAAGACGAGACTCAATCTGAGTGCAAATATGGTCCTAAGTTTTGGGGAATGTATTCAACTCCATCTATGTTGACCACAAATCAACTAAAGTATGATATTGCTCAGGTTCATCCAGCAAATGAATCTAAGGAACCAGATCACGAACACTCTATGGCTCGTTCCGAATTATCCACAATTATTTCTGCTGCCAAAAGACTTCGTGGAAAACTAAAAGATGAGGGTAATATTGAAGCGTGGGTTCAATCAAAAATTACTAAGGCAGCAGACTATATTGATGCTGCTGCAGATTATCTTGATAGTGGAGAACATAATGTAGAAGAAAATGTGAAACTTCAAGATGCAAATGGTAATGATTTTGTTGAAATAATTGATTTAATCAGACCAGAACCATTAAAATCTCCAATAAAGGAACAAAAAACTTTTTCAAAATTTATTGCCGAAGCAAAAAAATCAGAAATGAAGTGCAACTCCCCAAAGTCCGAACCCGTGGGTGATTCACTCACGGGTAAGTCTCACGTCGTAAAGGCTTGTGAGGGTGGAAAAGAAAAACTCATTCGTTTTGGGCAAAGAGGTGTAAAAGGTTCTCCAAAAAAAGAGGGAGAATCAAAAGAATATGCAAGTCGTCGTAAGAGATTTCAGACCAGACACGCCAAAAATATTGCAAAAGGAAAGATGAGTGCCGCCTATTGGGCCAATAAAGTGAAATGGTAAATTATGAATGAACTATCAGAACTTTTTAAGTTAGTAGCAGAAGATAAAAAAAAGAAAAAAGAAGAATTTGATTCTGTGGTCGGTGACTTGGGATTAGATTCTCTTTTTAGTGAATTTGCCACACTTAAGAAAAAAGAGAAAGAGAAGAAAGTAGAAGAACAGAAACAAGAAGAACCTATTATTGGTGAAATAACTTTAGATTCTGTTTTTGAGGAAGTTGCTAATCTAAAAAAAGAAACAAAGAAGAAAAAAGTACAAGAAGAAAAAACAGTTAAGGCATTTGAGAAATGGTTATATTCAGAGACACCTAAAGAACAAGAACAAATTATTGAAAATGTAATAGAAGAATCTTTAGAAGAAGTTCTTGAGGTTTTAGAGGACCATAAAGAAGAACTTGAAGAACCCAAAGATGAACTGATTGAAAAATCATTGGGTCTTCTTGCAGAACCATCGGATGTTAAAGTTCAGAAAGACCCAATTACTCCATTAGACCAAAAGTTCGCAACACTTGATGATTTACAAAAACATTACAGTACTTTCCTTTCTCGTATTCAACAACAACTCTCCACATTAGGTGGAGGTGGAGAAACCAGATTAAGATACTTAGATGATATTGTAGGTATTGCAACTAATTCTGGTGCTTATAATAATAAATTTTTACAGTGGAATTCTATAACAAATAAAGCAGAGTTTGTTGACCCAAATGATGTTGGTGGAACAACAATAGTCAATATTAGTGGAACTACTAACTACTATCAGGCATCAAATGTTGATGATTATATTGGAGTGAGTGCTGATGTTCCAGTAACAATTGTATTGCCACAAATTCCTTCCTATGGTAAGAAGTTAATTGTAAAAGACGAAGGTAATAAAATTGCTACATACAATATAACAGTCCAGGCAGGTGCTGGAACAAGTGTAGAGAATGATAGTTCAGTTATTATGACTATCAATCATCAAAGTTTTACTTATTTTTACAATGGTTCTAATTGGTTCTTAATCTAATATGTCTTATAATCCTCTTCCCCAACCAGCAACTTCTGTAGTTCTTACAGGTGCAGGAACATCAGTAGTAACATTTGATAATCCATTTCCAGTATCTCTTGGAAGTTCAAGCATTACAATTAATGGAAGCATTACAATTCCAACAACTGTAAGTGTTGCAAGTTCTCCTGCAAATCCAGTTCATACTCATATTACTCAAATTGGTTCAAGTGGTCTTTTAGAAGACGAAGGTATTCCATATATGCCTATTGGTATTGGAACTGCACAAAATCTAAATCTTTCATATCTTCCAGTTGGCATTTCCACATTACTGAATACTGTATCAATCTCTAATACTTCCTTTTATGTTCTAAATCCAGTTACTTCTGTGACTGTTGGTGGAACTGTTTCTATTGCAAATACAGTTTCTATATCCAATACTTCTTTTTATGTCTTAAATCCAGTAACAACAGTAACTGTTGGTGGAACAGTATCAATTGCTAATACAGTATCAATCTCTAACACTTCATTCTACATAACCAATCCAGTAACAACAGTCGCAGTATCAGGTATTGGTTCTACTGTTACAGTTCAAGGAACAGTAGGAATTGGAACAACGGGGCAAGTATCACTCAACCTTAATAGTGCTCCTGTAAGTTCTATTAATCCCCTACCAGTCACAGGAACAGTATCAATTTCTACAACATCATCAGCATCTGTTACACTTCCATCAACTTCAAGTGATGCATTTGGTCGTTTGAGAGTATCAAATCCACTCACACTTTTTGATAGTTCTCATAGATATAGGGACAATAACCTCTGGAGTAGTTTAGTTGTAGGAACTGGTTCTACAGTTGGATTTGTAACTACACAAGGTTTAATTAATATAGGTATTGGAACTACTGCCGGTTGTTCTGTGATTAGAGAAACAACAAAAGTATTCGCATATCAACCAGGCAAGTCATTATTAGTATTGAATACATTTGTAATGAACCCCAAGAAAACAAATCTTCGTCAAAGAGTAGGATACTTTGGTGCAGATAATGGAATGTATCTAGAACTTGATGGAGATACTCTATATTTTGTGAGAAGAAGTTTATCTTTCGGAACAACAACAAGAGTTGCACAGGAAGACTGGACTATTGATAAATTAGACGGTACAGGTCCTTCTGGTTTTACATTAAATTCATCCAAAGCACAAATCTTATGGATGGATATTGAATGGTTGGGTGTTGGTTCCGTAAGAATAGGTTTTGTAATTGATGGAGCATTCATTCACTGCCATACATTTCATCACGCAAACATAATTGAATCAACTTATATCACAACAGCATCATTACCTTTGAGATATGAGATTTCTAATACTGGAATTACAACAAGTTCAAGCACACTGAAACAAGTTTGTTCCACTGTGATTTCCGAAGGTGGTTATGAACTTCGTGGATTACAACAGGCAGTAAATACTCCAATTACCGCACCAGTAGATTTACCTTCTCCTGCGGGAACTTATTATCCAGTTATTTCTATTCGTCTCAAAACTTCTCCAAATAGATTAGATGCGATTGTAATTTTGACCGCACTATCCATAATGGGAACTGGAAATGGCATACAATATAACTGGCAGGTGAGAGCATCAGCAACGACTAGTGGGGGAACTTGGGTGGATGCTGGTGTGGATAGTGCTGTGGAATATAAGATTGATGGAGGAACCGTAAGTGGTGGAAGAATATTAGCATCAGGTTTCTTTTCATCAACTAATCAATCTTCCACAACAGTTGATATTCTGAAAGAAGCATTATTTAAGTTTCAGTTAGAAAGAAATGGATTGACTGGAACTCCTTATGAATTAACACTTGTATGTGCTACTGCTGATGCTGGTGCTGATGTTTATGCATCACTGGACTGGGAAGAAGTTAGTAGGTAATTATGCCAATTGAAGATATTCAACTAAAACAGGGTGACGCATATCTCTCTAATCCAAATCTAAAGAGAGCAAATACATCAATCCAATTTACTGAAGAGCAGGTTATTGAGTTCTTAACTTGCAAAGAAGACCCTGTTTATTTTGCCAAGAAATATATCAAGATTGTTAATGTTGATGATGGTCTTGTTAATTTTAAGATGTGGCCTTTCCAAGAAAGATTAGTCACCAACTTTCATAAGAACAGGTTTAATATAGCAAAAATGCCCCGTCAGGTTGGTAAAACGACGACGGTAGTATCATACTTATTACATTATATTGTATTCAACGATAATGTAAATGTGGGTATTCTAGCAAACAAGGCATCAACATCAAGAGAAATCTTGAGTAGACTACAATTATCTTATGAAAATCTTCCAAAATC